TGGCCAGCCCTTCTTAACAGGATGTCGCTTAAGCGAAATCTTAGTTAAGACGCTCCTATTAACACCCCACAGCGAACAAACACTTACCATATAAAACAACTAGTTAAAGTAATTTTTAATGCAGTGAATTGCAGTGTTATGCAACCTCTGCCGCCACATTGTCGCCAACATACAGCGATAACGGATTGAGGGTTACAGCTTGTTCAAGGTGGTCAGGAGCAAAGTGCGCATACTTCATTGTTTCTCGAATATTGGCATGTCCGAGAATTTTCTGCAGCACCAGTATATTCCCTCCGTTCATCATAAAATGCGCACCAAAAGTATGACGCAAAACGTGCGTCTTCTGCCCTTCCGTCAATTCAATATTCGTTAGTTTGAGCATCTTTTTAAACTCCTGATAGCAGGGTTTAAACATTCTGCCTTGACGTACGGACAACTCGTCGTACAGCCATTTAGGAATAGGAACTGTGCGATTCTTCTTACCTTTGGTTTTGGTGAACGTTAGTTTATATGGAGAAAGTTGAGGTCGGGTCAATCTCTCCGCTTCCCCCCATCGAGCGCCGGTTGCAAGGCACACCTTAACAATCATGGTGAGGTCTTCTTTGCCGTATTGCTCGCAGGCTCGAAACAGCTCCGGGAGCTGAGACAAAGTTAGCCAGGACATTTCTTTCTCAGCTTCTTTGAATACTCGGATCCCATCAAGTGGATTGGGTAGGCTCCACTCCCCTAACCGGCGGAGCTCATTAAACACTGCTTCTAGGTATTGTTGTTCGCGATTGACGGTTATAGGTTTGGCGATCCATTTCGAGGGGTCTTTATGATAACCATTGTCTATTTCACCACGTAATCGACGGTCACGATAATGAGCCCAGTCTTTCGCGGTAAGGCGAGATGCAATCGGGTCGCCAAGTCCATTACATACGATTTGAAGCTTTGCAAACCTCGACTTACTGGCGACTAACGCTTGACCGTGCAAATTGTGCCAAAGCTGAATAATCTCGCTTAAGCGTCGGCGGTCTTCTTTCTTGCCGAGCCACGGCTTATCTTCACTCTCGCTTTTGGTAAATGCTTCAAATGCCTCGGCCTCACCTTTGGTATTGAACTGCCGACGTATACGCCGCCCTTCTCGACCATTTGGATAGAGTTCACACAACCATTTTCCACTTTTTTGTTTACTTACAGTCATTGTGATACCGAGGCTAAAAGAAAATTAATTACAAAGGGCTGTAGCGGCATCAATCACCGGTGAAATTGAAATTTTAACGCCGTCATACTCAGGGTCATCCTTCCATACGTCATCTAAGTTAGACCCCTCCAGCTTTCCTGATTTAACAGCATCTACCGCCATGCCATTCAGAGGATATCTATCATCAGTTTTGATGTCATACACAAAAGCATAAGCACGGTTAACACATGATACCTTTGCCTTTTCAAAGGTTAGAGGCCACTTGTCACCATATGCAGCGCCGTCTATCTCTTTAAACTTCTCAGCGGCTATGGCTGAGGAAGAAAGTGCAATGCAGACTATCGCAAATATAAACTTTTTCATTACTGCTCCTTAAACATGCTTTTCCAAAGTAAAAATAACCGCACCTGATGGTGTGATATCTGAAATATTACATTCAAACTCAGCAGACTTATTTGATAACCTGACCTTTCCGCCTGGCAACCTGATTACGTCAAAAACATCGAGTGCGCCATCAATACCAATAAGCCAGCGACCATTTCCTATCTTCGAGTTAGAACTATCAACAAGCCAAGATGTGCTCACACCATCAATAAACACTAAATCATCAGTATTTGATGGAACCATAGATATATCAGGAGTCCAGCGTCCGATATCTTTGAGTTCGCCAGCCTCGAGGCGGCACTTTCTAATCGTTAAAGCATTTGCCGGTTCACCATCATTACTGTTACGCATCTGGCCTTTTCCGGTTGATAACCATTCTAACGATACGCCAGTATCAAGGGCGCAAGTGACAACCACGTCACCGGGGAAAAAATCGCGTCTAACCCAAGTGCTTATAGTGCCGGAAGATATACCTAATAAATCTCCAAGCTCTTTTTGCAGAGTAAAACCATACGCATCGAGAATCCGACGCAGAACCGCCCTCCCTCCATTTGCCATGATTTCATCATAGAGTTGCTTACCTTTAAGCTTAGTTTTCACCACTTCAAATCTTGCATTTGCAAGCTCACCATTAATTAGCCATCGCAGGTCAGCTCCAGTATCAAGAGCACACTCAACGAAAACGTTGCTAGGGATTACGTTTCTAGCAAGCCAGCTACTCACGTTGTTTGCATGTATGCCAAGCTTTTCGGCTAGTTCCTTTTGCTGCTTAAAGCCGTATGCAGAAAGGACACGTTCCAATGCGGCAGACGCATTAACATCATTTTTAGACATATGACACCAACAAGAATTTTGTTTACAACCAAAATTTAGCGATCTATATTGGTGCTCACCGACCAAGATGCACACCACTGCACTACATTTCAAACAACAGGAGATAATGCGATATGTCAGATGCAAAATCAATCTCGACGCACGACTCGCAAAACTCACAAAATCAAACTGTGCTGCTAGACCCAACACAGTTTGATGCCATCGTTACCGCCATGCTGCCAGCTCTACAGACAATGATTCGCTCCGCTATGTCAGACACGATGACTGTGAAAGACTTCGCCGCTACTCGCGGTGTTAGCGAGCGTCTGGTCTGGCAATGGCTCGATGAGGGAGTCCTTCTCAAAGCTCCGACCAAAGACTTTTCCAACAAAGAGGAAGCTGCTAAACGAAGCCGAACCCTCGTAAATGTAAAAGCATGGCGCGATAAGCTGACTCAACAAGCGATTGATTGTCGCTACATCGACCAGCGCACCGCTCTTAACTGAATTTGATTATGCAAGTTAGAGGGAATTTAACCATGTTTGATTTTCAGGTTTCCAAACATCCCCACTATGACGAAGCATGCCGCATTTTCGCACAGCGTCACAACATGGCGAAGCTGGCCGAGCGTGCAGGTATGAACGTTCAAACGTTACGTAACAAGCTCAACCCGGAACAGCCTCACCAGTTCACGCCGCCTGAATTGTGGCTGCTGACTGACCTGACCGAAGACTCAACCCTCATTGATGGTTTTTTAGCGCAGATTCACTGCCTACCATGCGTGCCGGTTAATGAGTTGGCTAAAGACAAATTGCAGTCTTATGTCATGCGCGCAATGCGTGAACTCGGCGAACTGGCGAGCGGCGCGGTATCTGATGAACGCCTGACCACTGCCCGTAAGCACAACATGATTGAAAGCGTTAACTCCGGCATTCGCATGTTGTCATTGTCGGCTCTGGCGCTGCATGCACGTCTGCAGACTAATCCAGCTATGTCGAGCGTGGTCGATACCATGAGCGGTATTGGCGCATCGTTTGGTCTGATTTGAGGTGCGTATGCTGAAAAGTGAACCGTCATTCGCATCTCTGCTCGTTAAGCAAAGCCCCGGCATGCACTACGGCCACGGCTGGATCGCAGGTAAGGACGGCAAGCGCTGGCACCCGAGCCACTCGCAGGCTGATTTACTGGCTGGCCTCTCTACTCAAAAGCGGGGGGGATCATGGCTATCGAAGCTGTTTCCGCGACTGTTCCGCTAAAAGCGGGTGAACGTCTGGCCGGTCTCAATCATGTTGCCGAATTGCGCGCGAGATATTGGGGCGATAGCTGGAAAGAGGTTGAACGTTTTGTCGATGATATGCGCGATAAACGTGACCCACAATTTGAAGAAAATAATCGGGCGCTGGCCGCTATTTTCTTTCTGGCAAAAATACCGGCGGCTCGTCATGAACTCGAATTAAGTGAGCTGACTACTGACGAGAAAAAGGCGCTTATTACAGCGATGAATCATTTTCGTGCAGTAGTGAGCTTATTTCCCAAACGGCTAACCATGCCGAATTAATCCAAACAGAAATTTAATGGCGTAAACCCGCCGGGCATCTTATTGCCCGAAAGCAGGAGAGTTAATTATGCGTAATACCGAAATCCGCAGTTTTAACACTGATAGCGATGCGCTGGCCGTATTGCTGACCGATGCAAAAAAAGAAGAGCGTAAAGACCGCGCGCTCGCTGTTTCCATCCGCCTTGAGGCGCTGGCTATTCATATTACCAGAGAGGGTATGAGCGGCACCGAAGCTGCCGAACTGCTGCGCCGTGAAGCAACCCGCTTTGAGAATGAATCACAGGAGCTGCACTAATGGCCGACGCAATGGATTTAGCACAACTGCGCGAGCAGGAAGACCGCGAACGCCACATCAGCAACGCACGCACCCGTATCGCTGCACCTTCCCGTTTTCTTTGCGAGGAATGTGACACACCAATCCCGGAAGCTCGCCGCATTGCGATTCCGGGCGTGGCTTTTTGCGTAACCTGCCAGCAAATAGCAGAGCTAAAAAACAAACACTATCGGGGGGTATAAATTGGCTGTTCAATTCGCTTATCCGTGGAACGTCCCACGGTCGGCAATCTCCAGCCCATACCTTACTTATGAGCAACAGCATCGCCGCGACCGTATGTTCGCGGCTTTGCTGCATGCAAAAAAGGTGCTTTCTCTCCAGCCCGACTGCGTGCGGTTAGATGTTTATCGCACTGCTGCGGTGCTGGAGCAAAATCAGGGTAGTCAACGAGCCAATGCATTTTTAATCAGCTTCTGCAAAAAGGCATTGCCGCGTCTTGAACTGGTCGCAAAAAAATACGAATGCGCTGGTATCAACAGCAAGGTATCAACCGCTGTTTTTGGAAGTCATTTTGATACTCAGCAAATGCAATATCTGTCATCACGCATGGTTAATATGGTCGCCCAATATAACCGTCTCCCGGACATGTCGCGCGCTGATGTTGACCTGTTGGCCGCTGATATTGCTAATTTCATTCGTGGTGAACTTGCCAACATTAATGACCACGGATTCGGCGAGCTTAAAACGCTGTACACCTGGTATATTCGTGCTGGCTTTATTTCCCTCCAATTCAACGTTATCCCACCACATTGGGAGCGGGTTGAAAAAAAATATGTCGGTGCGGATGAAATCGCACCGGCTATCGCCAAAATGTTTAACGATGGGTGGTGGCGCGGTCGTTTGCGCCGTGTTGCAGCTACGTGGCGCGAACACCTGCAAATTGCAGTCGGCAACGTCAGTAAGAAAAAAAACACTTACGCGAGTAAAAACTGCGTGACTGACTGGCGTGAACAAAAGCGCCGCACTCGTGAATTTCTCAAAGGTCTGGATCTCGAAGACGAAGACGGCAACCGTATCAGCCTAATTGAAAAATATGATGGCTCAGTTGCTAACCCTGCGATTCGCCGCTGTGAGCTCATGACCCGCATTCGTGGGTTTGAAAACATCTGTAATGAGCTCGGTTATGTCGGTGAGTTTTACACTCTAACCGCGCCGTCAAAATATCACGCCACGACTAAAGCCGGTTACCGTAACAGCAAATGGAGCGGTGCCAGCCCGGCTGACACGCAAAACTATCTAACCGGTATCTGGGCGCGTATCCGTGCCAAACTACATCGGGAAGATGTCCGTATTTTCGGTATTCGTGTCGCCGAGCCCCATCACGACGGCACTCCACACTGGCACATGCTGATGTTCATGCTGCCGGAAGATGTTGAATATGTTCGCTCCATCGTCCGTAAATACGCATGGAAAGAAGACCGCCACGAACTGAAAAGCGATAAATCCAAAAAAGCACGTTTCCACGCCGAGTCCATTGACCCGGAGAAAGGCAGCGCAACCGGCTATGTTGCTAAATACATTTCAAAAAATATCGACGGTTATGCTCTCGATGGTGAAACCGATGATGAAAGCGGTGAGCTGCTGAAAGAGACAGCCCCCGCCGTTTCAGCATGGGCTGCGCGCTGGCACATCCGTCAGTTTCAGTTTATTGGTGGTGCGCCGGTGACGGTTTACCGTGAGTTGCGTCGCCTCGCTGATACCGAAACCGCGCACGGTCTGAGCGTTGAGTTTGCCGCCGTCCATGATGCCGCCGACGCTGGTGACTGGGCTGGTTATGTTAATGCTCAGGGTGGGCCGTTTGTCCGTCGCGATGATTTACAGGTGCGCACACTGTATGAACCGCGTACCGAGCTTAATCAGTACGGTGAGGAAACGGTATGTATTAAGGGGGTCTACGATTCCTCCATAGGTGCAGGAAGCCCGATTTTAACCCGGCTCACTCAGTGGAAGATTGTTCCGAAGCGTGCTGTTGATTTGGCCGTTGACCTTCAGGACGGCAAAGCCGTCCCTCGGAGTTCTGTCAATAACTGTACGGGAAGCGAAAGCGATCCACCGATACTGGATTTAACAAAACCACTGAGTCGGCGTGAAAGACGAGAATTGACCAACCGACTCAGGAAGCAAAAGCCAGCAGTACGGCGAAAATTCATCCACGGAACGGATGAGCAAAACGCAGCTATAGCTAAAACTATCGATGAGATACATCTGACAACCGGCATTAATATCAGCCGGGGCGAAGCCCTGCACCTGATGGCCGGTGGTAAAAGTTGTTTTGATGGTAAATGGCTACGCGGAACGGCCAAAGGAGAAATATTTTCCGCAGCACCATCGCATGAGGCTAAAGCTCGGAAAATCCTTAATCGTGTTGCGGCGATGGCTGAAGCATCAAAACCAATACATGAGTAATTCATATCCATATCATGCACATACAGCAATCGCTCTATTCGTATTTTTTCTTCCCATCTTTTGCTAATACGTGCTACTGTATAAATATACAGTAACCCTTTGGGAGGGATTTCATGGTTGGCGAACATTTCAGCCGAACGCAGCAAAAGTGGGCTTGTGTGCAATTTATTGCCGAGGTATCTCTGATTGCAAACTGCAAGCCATCAGACTTAAAGCTCGCGCTCACTCTCATTGCAGACCTAGCAAACAGCGAAAATAACGAAACCGAAGATGATAATTTTTATAAGGCTGATTAGATTATGAGAATCAATATCACGCTGGATAAAGAGCAAAAAATTAGTCAGGCAACATTGGATGCACTTGAGGCTGAACTGTACCGCAATCTTCAACCTATTTACCCAAAGACTGCTATCCGAATTCGCAAGGGCTCCGCTAATGGCGTTGAACTAAGCGGTTTGAAACTGGACGAAGATAAAAAACGAGTAATGGAAATCATGCAGCAGGTATGGGAGGACGATAGCTGGCTGCATTAACAAACGCCGCCGGTGCTGAAACTTGCTTTCAGTGCTGGCGGGGTTGAACAACTCGCACCGCGAGGCGCTAGTTCTTCCTCTCAAAGTTTCTCGATGTTTTATTGGTTACACACCAGTGATGAATGGGACGTTACCTTAGCGGGTTTTATAGTGGCGCTGTGGCAGCACTAAATAAAATTCATTGAGGGCGATAATATGCATCGACTACCGGGCGAAATTCCGCAGCACAAAACTAAAAGCATCAAACTGATGGCCATCGTTCATCGTCTGCAGCAGATAATGGTCAATGAGAATTTGACACCCGCCGAGCTGGTCGGGTGTGCCGAAATAGTCAGGGATAATTACGGCACGCTGGATAGCATCAGCAAGCCGACACATTACTCACCGCCACCACGTCGACCATAGATAACGCCGCCGGAGCTGAAACTCGATTTCAGGTCTGGCGGGGTTGAACAACGAGCTACGCGAGGCGTTAGCCGGTCATAGCGTCGCAAATACTTCAACCGTCTGCTGGTTAAATAATTCGAGGTTTTTGGACATGCAAAATCCCCTTTCATCGAAAAATGACCCGTTTGCCGATTGGGCAAAGAATCTGACTTTAATGGCTTTAAATAACGATCTGAGCTCTCGCGAGGTGGAAAGCTACACCGCAAAAATGGTCGAGCAGGCCGGTAAAGATGAGCTATCAGTCGTTATCAAACACCTGTTAAATCACATCAGAATGCGCAAATAAGAGGAACTATATAAATATGTTATCTCTCGTTTATGAAAATCCGTGGACGACGATTTTTCTGATGATTGTCGCCAGCATGTGCCTCAACAGTGTTATTGGCGCATTGCGCGGCCATTAATCGCGACAAAACCAGACTAAAACCGGCACCCTGAATGCCGGTTTTTTTATGCCATTTTTCCGCGAACTTCCCGTTTTTTAGTCGTGCATGCATCAGGTGCATGGTTTTGCATGCGTCAGTCTTGCCCGTTCTGTCCGTGCGCCGCCAGAGCTAGCGCGGATCCAGAGTTGTCATGCAACTGCATTAAAACCGACCCATAAAGCGGGCAGGCGTGGCGGGGAAAGCATTGCGCGCCAAAGCGGTTACACTTCAGTAGTAAATCTTGTGACAAGCTCCGAAAATAGGTGTTGCACTTACTCTAAATTTTTCTTTTAATGAGTTAACTTTTTGCAATGGGATGCGGAAATGACAACTACCAGCAGTATATTCAGTAATTTTAAAGCCAAAAAAAATAAAATTAAAAATGTTGATTTATATTTTACACCGTCTAAACCTATTGAGGCACCTACCCATTTGAAAGGGCGTGATAACGAGGTGGAACATATCCTCGACACCTTAACTACTGATGGTAAGCATTGCATGATTTATGGAGAGAGAGGGATTGGGAAAAGCTCGCTCGCCTTATCAACTTTAGAGGGAGGGAAAAATGAAGGTGTGTTACCTAGTAACATTTTTGTAGTGCGATGTGATAAAAAAACAAAATTCAAAGATATAATTGCAAGGCCAGCTATATTTATTGATAGTGAATATGCCGCAAATAAAAGAGAGACTACCAAAAAAGCAGGTATTGGGCTTAATGTTTTGAAATTATTTAGAGCGGACGTTTCTGCCGAAGAGAAAATCACGATAGAAAAAGAAGACCTTACTCCAAGTAAAGCCTGTTTTGCGCTTGAAGAATTGAATGCAATACTTTTAATAGATGAATTTGATGTTGTCAGTGATGAAGTTAAGCATGATGTCGCTGAGTTTGTTAAACAACTTAGTGATTCCAATAGTCCTTTGAAGATTTTGTTAGTTGGCATTTCCAGTGACGGTGCTTCGTTGATAGCAGGTCATCCTTCTGTGAACAGATGCCTCCATGAAATTCAACTCTCTCGAATTGAAGATAAATATTTACATGAAATAATTGAGACTGGCGAGCATGGCTTGGGTATAACATTTAGTCGTGAAGTTAAAAACTCTATAGTTGAAATTAGCAATGGTTTTCCATATTTTACACATCTTATAGGAAAGGAATCTGCAGATATAGCTTTATCATCTGGTAAAAGCGAAGTAAATTCCGACATTCTTCCTGAAGCTTTGAAGCGAGCTGTAATAAACACCGAGGGACAACTTAAAAGAGACTATGAGAACGCAGTTACTTCATCCAGAACTGATATTTATCCATCAATACTTTATGCAGCAGCAAAATTCAAAGATAATAAATTTACCATTCAAGAATGGATTACCCAAATTCGAGAAGATACGGGAATTTCATTGAGTAACTATCACATGAGTAACTATATTGGGCGTTTTACTAGGGCTGATAAAGGAGCGATCCTTACAAAGGCTGCCAGAGGGGTATATAAAATTTCAGATCCTCGCATGCCTAGTTATATCAGAATGATAAATAGCAAAGCCTAAGTTTAAGTTTTGTATGTAAAAGCCGCCATTATGGCGGCTTGAGGGGGTTATTCCGGGTTGTCGAGGGTGTACTCTTTGAACCTGATGACCTCCATGCCGAGCCAGTCGTTTACCTCCCTGAACCTGTCCTGCAGGGGTGACAGCTCGTTGCGGACAAAGACCTTTGCCACCTTCTCAACGTCACCGAGTGAACCGATATTCTCGGGCTTGCCGCCCATGAGCTGGAACGGCACGCGGTGCGCGTCCATCAGGTCGGCGGCGCTGGCTTTCTTAATGTTGAAAAAGTCATCCTTTGTGGCGACCTCGCTCAGTGGCACGATTTTGATGCCGTCCGGTTTTCCGCCGGGGGCGTAGAAAAACAGGTTCTTAAAGTTGCCGAGTCCCTTCGAGTTACGCATCGCCTCGCGCAGCGATTCGACGTCGGTCGCACTTTGCGCCGGGTCAGTCACATACATGATGTAGCCTGCGTGCGCGCCGTTCTGATAATACTTGCGGCGGAACAGCGTCGCGGATTCATTCAGCCAAGCGGAATTAAGCGCGCTGAGATATTCCGGCAGACCGTAAATCTCCTGATTAATGTCGGGCTCCAGCAGGTGAAACACGGTATCAGGCGCGAACTCGTGCGGCTGGGTGAAGTTTTCCACAAACCAGAAAATCGAATCGTCGACTCCGCGTCGGGTGTATTTGGCTGGCGAGGCCAGCAGTTTGATTAACTGGCCGGTGACGCTGTGGCGCTGCTCAAGAAAGGCGTTACCGAACACCAGATAATCGAGCGCAAAGCGGCTGAAATCCTGACGGGATAACAACGGGTGCGGAATGTAGGTGCTCGCGAGCACGTTACGCTTAACATAAATTGGCGAGCTGTGATGCACGGCAGAGCGCAGGCTCTTTGCCAGCCCTGAGAAGCTGACCGGCGGCTCGTACCATTTGCCGTTACTGATGCACTCGACGTAATCCAGAATGTCGCGCTTATCGAGTACCGGCACCGGCTCGCCGAAGGTGAACGCTGTCGTTTTTGGCGGTGCACTGGCGGTCAGTTGTTGTGGTTTGCTGGCCTTTTGTGCGTTGGCTTTACGGGATTTTTGTTTACCCATTTTAGTTGAACTCCAGAATAGATTTAGGCTGCATGCCGCTACCAGCAGAAAGCGGTTCGTTTAACAGGGCGTGCATGGTCGCCCATGCGATATCGGCGTGGCTGGCTTCCTCGGTGCGGCTGGCCTCATAGGTGGCGCTGCGCCCGCTGCTGGTCATAGTTTTGCGGATGGACATAAACGACTGCGTGACGTCGGTTGCTCCGGCGTCGTACTCCAGACAGCCACGGCGAATGGTGTCTTTCGCCTTGAGTACCATTGCGGTTTTCATTTCAGGTGTGTAACGGATGCCGCGTGCCGCCGGGTAAAATGAGCGCACCAGCTGGAACACGCCGAGACCGAGGCCGGTTGCGTCAATGCCGATGTATTCGACGTTGTATTTCTCGGTCAGCTTGCGGATGCCCTCTGCCTGTGCTGCAAAATCCATGCCCTTCCACTGGTGGCGCTCCAGCATGCGGAACTTGCCACCAGAGACCACCGGCGGCGCGAGCACGACGCACCCGGCACTGTCGCCGGTGTGTGACGGGTCGTAGCCAATCCAGACAGGACGAGAGCCGAACGGATGGTCGGCGAACGGGGCAAAGTCCTCCCATTTCTCCATCACATCGACCATGCAGCGCTGCAGCTCCTCGAACGGGAATACCGACGCTTTATCGTCGACAAACTCGCACATAAACAGGTTCTTAAAGTCCTCATCACTGTTTTCGCGTTTGAGCTGGTCGAGGTCGAACAGGGTGCAGCCACCCGCAAGGGCGTCCTCAATGGTGACAATCTGCCGCCACTGGCCATCGTCGCAGAGCTGGCCAGTGGCGAGCGCGCTGTGACTGATGTCGATTTCGATGCGGTCGGCAATCCGGCTGCGCCCCTTGTTGAACAGCTCGCCAGACCAGAAGGGGTAAGCGCCGTGCGCCAGCGTGGAAGGTGTCGAAAAATAGGTCGAGCGCAGGTGCTTTTGCGAGGCCATGCCCGAGGCGACTTTGCGCAGTTTCTGAAAATTCGGGATCCAGAATATTTCATCGACATACAGATCGCCGTTATGGCTCTGCGCGGTGTTGGAATTGGTACCGAGAAAAATCAGTTTTGCGCCGTTGTTACCGATGACAATCGGGTCGCCAGTCAGGTCAACGTCGACCAGTCGCGCAAACTGGATGATGTATTCGCGGAACACGTAAGCCTGCGTTTTACTGGCTGATAAAAATATCTGGTTATGGCCGGTTTTGAGTGCGCGCAGCAGTGCCTCGCGGGAGAAATAGAATGTCGCGCCAATCTGGCGGGATTTGAGAATGTCACGAATACGGTGCTCCAGTCCTGCGCGGTACCACTGCAACTGGTACTCGAAAGACTGGTCGAAAAATAATTCCTCTAGTTTATCGATAGCCTCGTCGCTGAAAAAATTCTTTTTCGGCTTTTTGCGCTCCCCTTTGTTGCGGTTGGCAACGTTGGGGTTAAGGTCGGCTTCGTTGCCGGTCTGGCTGTAGCGGTTGACTCGCGCCAACCGTTCAATCTGCCGTCCGAGCAGGTCAATCTCTTTGAAATCCCCCCCTGTCTTTTGCGGCTTGGCGATGAGCTGAATCAGCCTAGCCTCAAGGCTGCTTTCAACGCGGGAAATCGGCGCGATGCCGTCCCAGCCGTCGCGCTGCTTCCAGCTCTGCACGGTCGGGCGCTTGACCTGCAGCATTTCGGCAATCTGTGGCACGGAAAAGCCCTGCCAGTAAAGCAGCGATGCCTGCCGTCGCGGGTCATGCAACAAGGTTGTATCGGTGGAAATGGTCATTGATGCCTCGCCGTAATGGATTCAGGGCAAGGCTACTTAATGGCCGTCAGTGATTCGCTAAGGTGCTGTTGTGTGGGCGGTTGTCCAGTCGTCATTGGTGGTCTGGCGTGTCCTGAGTCTGGAAACTGGCGGTGACCAGTAACCTCAACCTCAGGACTCCTGACAATGGCAAAAAAAGTCTCAAAATTCTTTCGCATCGGCGTCGAGGGTGACACCTGCGACGGCCGCATTATCAGCAGCAACGATATTCAGGAAATGGCCGAATCGTTTGACCCTCGCGTCTACGGTTGCCGCATTAACCTTGAGCATATTCGCGGTCTCTTTCCTGATGGCGACTTCAAACGCTTAGGCGATGTGGTTGAACTGAAAGCTGAAATAATTGACGACGATTCTGCGCTTAACGGCAAATGGGCGTTGTTCGCCAGAATCACCCCAACCGACGACCTGATTGCGATGAATAAAAAATTGCAGAAGGTCTACACCTCAATGGAAATTCAGCCGAATTTTGCCAATACCGGCAAATGCTACCTCGTCGGCCTTGCTGTCACCGATGACCCGGCGAGCCTCGGCACTGAATACCTCGAATTCTGCCGCAACGCGAAGCACAACCCTCTGCAGCGCTTTAAGGCCAACCCTGAAAACGTCTTTTCCGCTGCCACGCTGGCCGAACTGGAATTTGAAGACGTTCCCGATACGGTGCTAAACAGCCTGGCAGATAAGGTGAAAGCCATTTTCAGCCGTAAGCAGGTCAGCGACGATGCGCGCCTGAATGATGTGCATGAAGCGGTGACCACCGTCAGCGAGCATGTGCAGACCAACCTCACTGCGCAGGATAAGCGTCTTTCCGCTATGGAGGCCGCACTTACCACCTTTAAACAGGAACTGACGGGCAAGATTGAAGAAACCAGCCAGGCATTTTCCGCCCTGAAAGCCACCCTCGACAAAACCGAAAGTTTCAGCCAGCCGCGACGCACGAAAGCCAGCGGCGGTGGTGGCGATGAGCTACTGACCGACTGCTGATAAACCGCAGACCAGAAACCGGGCGGTAACTCCGCCCGATGCAGTGACTAACCGATAAATTCAAACAGGAAATACTATGCGCCCGGAAACCCGTTTTAAGTTCAATGCCTATCTGACCCGCGTCGCTGAGCTGAACGGCATCAGCACTGATGACGTCAGTAAAAAATTCACCGTCGAGCCGTCCGTCACGCAAACGCTGATGAACAAAGTGCAGGAGTCATCCGCGTTTCTGCAGACGATTAACATTCTGCCGGTCGCAGAAATGAAGGGTGAGAAAATCGGCGTCGGTGTGACCGGTACTATCGCCAGCACGACCGACACCTCGGGCGATGATGAGCGTAAGACCGCAGACTTCACCGCGCTTGAGTCCAACAAGTACGAGTGCGACCAGATTAACTTTGACTTCCATCTGAAATATAAAACCCTCGACCTGTGGGCGCGTTTTCAGGACTTTCAGCGCCGCATCCGTGACGCCATTGTTAAGCGTCAGGCGCTCGATTTCATCATGGCCGGTTTTAACGGTACCACCCGCGCCGCCACCTCTGACCGCACCAAAAATCCGATGCTGCAGGATGTAGCCGTCGGCTGGCTGCAGAAATACCGCAACGAAGCCCCGACGCGTGTGATGAGCAATATCACCGATGCTGACGGTAAGGTCGTTTCGGCAGTGATTCGCGTCGGTAAAAACGGCGACTATGAGAACCTCGACGCGCTGGTGATGGATGCTACCAACAACCTGATTGACGAGGTTTATCAGGATGACCCGAAACTCGTTGCCATCGTTGGCCGTAAGCTGCTGGCCGACAAATATTTCCCGCTGGTGAACAAGCCGCAAGAAAACAGCGAAGCGCTCGCGGCAGATATCATCATCAGCCAGAAGCGAATCGGCAACCTGCCTGCTGTGCGTGTGCCGTACTTCCCGGCGAATGCCGTGTTAGTGACAACGCTGGAAAATCTCTCTATCTATTTCATGGATGAGAGCCACCGCCGCAGCATTGATGAAAACCCGAAAAAAGACCGCGTGGAAAACTACGAGTCAATGAATATCGACTATGTGGTCGAGGCGTATGCCGCCGGGTGTCTGCTGGAAAACATCACCCTGGGCGATTTCACCGCACCTGCAGCACCGGAAAGCGGAGAGTAAGCCCATGACGAGCCCCGCACAGCGTCACATGATGCGGGTCTCGGCCTCTCAAGCCGCGCAGCGGGAACAAGCCCCGCTGCGCCATGCAACCGCCTACGAGCAGATGCTGGTAAAGCTGGCCGATGACCGCCGCACGTTGAAAACCATCCGTTCAAACGAACTGAAAGCCGCGAAAAAGCGTGAGCTGCTGCCGTTCTATGCGCCGTGGGTCGCCGGTGTGCTGGCTGATGGCCGTGGTGCGCAGGATGACATTCTGATGACAGTCATGCTGTGGCGTCTCGATGCCGGTGATATCGCTGGCGCGCTGGAAGTTGCGCCATACGCGCTGAAGTACGGCCTCACCTCTGACTATCGCCGCACGACACCTTACATGCTGGTTGAGGAGGTGGCGCTTGCCGCGCTGCGCCTGCGCGATGCCGGTGAGCCTGTCGACCTCGCATTACTGCTGACCACCCTTAGCCTGACCGACGGCGCTGACGTTCCCGATATGGTGCGCGCTCGACTGCATAAGGTGACCGGTCTAACCCTGCGCGATGCCGGTCAGAGCGCCGAAGCACTGGCACAGTTTCAGCGCGCGATGCAGCTCGACCGCAATGCCGGTGTGCGCAAAGAGATTGAGCGACTGGAGCGCGCATTGAAGCCAAAGCCAGAGGCAGCATCCCGTAAAACGACTAAACCGCGCACGCGCAAACCTGCCAACAAACCGGCGGCAAAGCGCGGGCGTCCACCAAAGGCGGTAAAAACCGCCGGTTAACTGAACGCTCCCCGAGCCGGGCGGCACGCCGGTCAAAGCGGGTTTTGACCCTGACGGCAACCGGCGTCCACCGCCCAACCTAATGAGGTTGTCATGACGACAGTAATACTGAATCAGCCCGACGAACCGCAGGACGTACCGGGCGTGGTGATTCCCGCACCGGAGACGGGCGACGCAGTGATTAAAAACACGTTCTTTTTCCCTGATGTGGATCCGAAGCGGGTGCGCGAACTGATGCGCCTTGAGCAGACGGTTTCCGATGCGCGCCTGCGCAACGCCATCAAGACCGGCATGGCGGAAACCAATGCGGAGCTTTACGACTACCGGCTGCGCCAGATTGCAGCAGGGTTTAAGACACTGGCCGACGTGCCTGACGCCGAGGAAATCGACGGCGAGAATGTGCGCGTTTTCCACTACCTCAGCGCCGTGACGGCGATGGCGACCGCCACCCTGTATGAGCGTTATCGCGGGGTTGAGGCCACGGGCAAGGGTGACAAAAAAGCCGACAGCGTCGAAACCACCATTGATGACCTGTGGCGGGATATGCGCTGGTCGGTCTCGCGTCTGCAGGACAAGCCGCGCTGCATCGTGGGTCAGCTCTGATGAAAGTCTACGCGATGCAGGGCGACACCCTCGACGCGCTTTGCGCCCGGTATTACGGGCGCACTGAGGGCGTGGTCGAGACGGTGCTGCAGGCTAATCCCGGTCTGTCTGAGCTGGGCGTCATTCTGCCGCATGGCACGGCGATTGACCTGCCCGACGTGGCATCGTCACCCGTAACAGAAACTATCAACCTTTGGGAGTAAACCATGACAGAAGGGGAAAAAGGCGTCCTGTCACTGTTTGTGATTGGCGTGATGATTGTTGTCGGAAAAGTGCTGGCGGGTGGTGAGCCCATTACCCCGCGCCTGTTTATCGGCCGCATGCTGCTCGGCGGTTTTGTTTCAATGGTCGCCGGTGTTGTTCTGGTGCAGTTTCCAGATATGTCACTGCCTGCCGTTTGTGGGATTGGATCCATGCTCGGCATTGCAGGTTATCAGGTGGTGGAAATCGCCATTCAGCGCCGCTTTAAGTCACAACAGGGGGATAGCGATGCCGGTCATTAATACTCACCAGAATATCGCCGCATTTCTGGACATGCTGGCCTATTCCGAAGGGACGGCGACGCATCCGCTGACGAAAAATCGTGGTTACGACGTCATTGTCACTGGCCTTGATGGCAAGCCGGAAATTTTCACCGACTACACCGACCACCCTTTCGCACATGGCAGACCAGCGAAAGTGTTTAATCGACGCGGCGAAAAATCCACGGCATCAGGGCGTTACCAGCAGCTTTATCTCTACTGGCCGCACTATCAGAAACAACTCGCATTGCCTGATTTCAGCCCGTTGTCGCAGGACAAACTTGCGATTCAGTTAATCCGCGAACGCGGTGCCATTGAGGATATTAAGGCGGGGCGTATTGAGCGGGCAATTTCACGGTGCCGCAATATCTGGGCGTCGTTACCGGGTGCCGGTTACGGCCAACGTGAGCACAGCCTCGACAAACTGGTCACCGTATGGCGCACCGCTGGCGGGGTAATGGAATGAAAATCCTGATTACACTTCTGGTGCTGACTGTGCTCGGGATGTTGTGGTTGCGCCATGAGAACGGCAATTTATCCCGCTCCTTTGAGACAGCAAACCGCGTCGCGAGCGAACAAAAGACGACGATTGGCATGCTGAAAAATCAGCTCACTGTTGCCGGTCAGCTTGCCAGACGTAATGAATCTGCGCAAGTGGCACTGCGTGAACAGCTCGCAAAGGCCAGCGAGGAAACCAGCCGCCGCGAGCAATCAATAACGAGGTTACTTAATGAAAATGAAGCCTTTCGCCGCTGGTATAACGCTGCTTTACCTGATGTTGTGCGTCGGTTGCACATCCGCACCGCCTGCGCCAGCGCCGGTGATTGTGGTCAACGGATGCCCGAGAGTGAGCCTTTGCCCGATGCCGGGAAGTGACCCGAAAACCAATGGTGACCTGAGCGCAGATATCCGCCGCCTTGAGGGCGCGCTGATCGCCTGCGCGCTACAGGTCAAAACCGTCAAACACTGTCAGGATGAACTCGATGCAGAAGCACAAAAGCCTGCGCAAAGCGCTGATTAACGCCGTGCCGCAGCTCCGAAACAACCCCGATATGCTGCGCCTTTTTGCCGACAACGGCCATACCGATTCCAGACTGGCGAGCTCGCTGTCGTTTGAAAAGGTGTACGTGCTTAACGTGGTGGTGACCGACTTCACCGGTGACCTTGATTTGATATTCGTGCCGGTGCAGGCGTGGCTGCGTGAATATCAGCCGGACATTATGACCACCGACGACGGGCGGGAAAAAGGATTCACCTGGATTATTGATATCAATAACGACGATTCGCTCGATATCAGTATCAGCCTGAGGCTCACCGAGCGCACGCTCGTCAAAGAGGTCGACGGCGCGCTGCATGTCAGCTATGCCCCTGAGCCGCCGCTGCCTGAGCCGGTGACGCGCCCGGTCGAGCTGTACGTTAACGGCGAACTGGTGAGTAAGTGGGATGAGTGAGTTAACCGCACTGCAGGAACGCCTTGCCGGTCTGATTGCCAGCCTGTCACCGGCGGCGCGTCGGCAAATGGCGGCTGAGATTGCGAAAAAGCTGCGTACCAGTCAGCAACAGCGTATCAAGCGCCAGCAGACACCAGACGGCACCCCGTATGCGGCACGAAAGCGCCAGCCGGTGAGGAGCAAGAAAGGTCGGATTAAACGTGAAATGTTCGCCAAACTGCGCACCAGTCGCTTTATGAAAGCCAAAGGCAGCGACAGTGCGGCGGTGGTGGAGTTTACCGGCAAGGTGCAGCGCATGGCGCGGGTGCATCAGTACGGCCTAAAAGACCGGCCAAACCGCAACAGCCGGGATGTGCAGTACGAGGCGCGACCGTTGCTCGGATACTCTTCATCAGACTTACAAAAAGTTGAGAGTTTAATTATGGATGCTTTATGTCAACGCCATTGACTTTGGATTCGCTGAGAATTATTATATAACTCAGCGATAGAGGTGGACTGGTGTCTAGGTGGGCGTGCCCACTGAGTTGGGTTCGATTCCCTAACCTCGTATTATTCCTCTCGATATTTTTATTGCTGGGTTTTCCTTTCTTATTTCATTTTTAATTTGCTCATCACAAATTAAATAATCTATGTTTTTTGCTTTAACAAGTTCTTTAACGCTAATGTTAATTGAATTTAATAGATTTGCATTCCGCATGTTAGCCCCTTCATAAGTAACGGATTTAAAATCACATCCTTTTAATATGCAGCTTTTCATTTCGCTATCTGTAAAATACCCCCCTTCAAAACTGCAGTTTTCGAAAGTGACATTTTGAAAACATGTATTAAATGCCTTAATATTTCTTAGCTTGCAGTTTTTGAATTTAACACTCTTAACTCTATTGCCTGTAATATTTAGAGCTTGAATTGTGCAATTATCGAAAGAACAATCTCTAATGTATGATTCGCTCATATTCAAGCCGTTTAAGTCAGCGTCTTTAAAATGTAAATATTTGATAGTGGACATTTTATCAAGTTCAATCCTTGGAACTTGAATGTTATATATTCCTTTAGCATTTAACTGACGTATGATTTTTATCTTCATAATATTCAGTTCTGCAGAAGAATGCTTTGCCAGATTTTCAAGATCTTCAATTAGTTCGTGAATAGCATCTTTATTTTGCCTTTTATTTTCAAAATAGTAAAGAATCACACCCAAAACAAGAAAGTCTAAAATTGAAGAATTTGCATTAACAAGAAAATTCTCCATGAATTTTGAGTTGTAGTTATCATTATAAACAGACAACCCTACTATAAGCCCGGAGTATAAAAAAAAGATACCTATAATATATTTCATATTGCTTATTGTACGCCTAAAAGATGAAGTTCTTTTCATTACTACCTGCCATATGTTTTGTGTGATTTTCGAATGAGTCAACACTCAAATGATACATGAATGCACACCGAATTGTGTAGAAGAGCATACAGCTGAATCGTTTTGCTCTTGGCTTTAACAATCGGCATTCTTTGTTCATGAACACATTAAACACCATTCAAGAGTTAGCACGTGCCATTCGCAACCTCATCCGCTCAGGCGTGGTGACTGAGGTCGATACTGTGCAGGGGCTGTGCCGCGTACAAAGCGGCGGGATCCAGACTACATGGCTGAACTGGCTGACCACCCGCGCCGGTCGTTCGCGGACGTGGTGGGCTCCCTCGGTCGGTGAGCAGGTTCTGCTGCTGGCAATCGGTGGCGAGCTTGATACCGCTTTCGTGCTGCCGGGTATTTTCTCCGACGATAACCCCGCCCCGTCTGCCTCGGCGGATGCGTGGCATGTGGCTTTCCCTGATGGTGCGGTCATTGAGTACGAGCCCGAAACCGGCGCGCTGACGGTCAGCGGCATAAAAACGGCCGACGTGACGGCATCGGAGTCCATCACCGCAACCGTACCGCTGGTACTGGTGAAAGCCTCGACCAGTATCACCCTCGACACCCCGGAGGTGATTTGCACCAATAAGCTAACGACGGCGACGCTTGAGGTGCAGAAAGGCGGCAAGATGAGCGGCAATATCGAACATACCGGCGGGTCACTGTCGTCTAATGGCAAGGTACTCCACACCCATAAACACCCGGGCGACAGCGGCGGGCAAACGGGGGCACCGTTATGACGGCGCGCTATCAGGGGATGAACCGAAATACCGGCCTTGGCATCAGCGATACCGAGCATATCAGCCAGAGCATGCGCGATATTCTGCTGACGCCGGTCGGCTCGCGGGTGATGCGTCGTGAATATGGCTCGCTTCTGTCGGCGCTGATTGATATGCCGCAAAACCCGGCGCTCAGGCTGCAAATTATGGTGGCGTGCTATTCGGCTATCCAGAAGTGGGAACCGCGCATCAGGCTTACATCCATCAGCTTTGAGGCCGGCGACGCTGGCGAGATGTATGTCGATATTACCGGGATGCGTACCGATACCGGTGCGTCAGTTTCAACCACTGTTTCACTGAGTTAAATAACTATGGCAACCGTTGACCTGAGTCAGTTACCCGTTCCCGATGTGGTTGAGGAACTGGACTATGAAACCATCCTTGCGGAACGCAAAGCGACGCTGATATCGCTCTATCCAGAAGACCAGCAGGAGGCCATTGCCCGGACGCTCACACTTGAGTCAGAGCCGGTTGTTAAGCTGCTGCAGGAAAACGCCTACCGTGAAGTTATCTGGCGTCAGCGGGTGAACGAAGCCGCGCAGGCGGTGACGCTGGCCTACTCCGCCGGTAACGACCTCGACGTCGTAGCCGGGAACAATAATACCGAACGCCTGACCATCACCCCGGCGGATGATACCACCATCCCGCCGACACCTGCCGTTATGGAATCTGATACCGACCTGCGACTGCGCACGCAACAGGCGTTTGAGGGATTGAGCGTGGCGGGTCCGGTCGGTGCATATGAGTATCACGGCCGCAGCGCCGACGGGCGGGTCGCTGACGTTTCGGTCGCCAGCCCGTCGCCAGCCTGCGTGACGATTACCGTGCTATCGCGTGAGGGGGACGGCACTGCCAGCCCTGAGCTACTGGCGATTGTTGATAAAGCGCTGAACGCCGAAGATGTGCGCCCGGTAGCTGACCGGGTGACCGTCCAGTCAGCCGAGATTGTGCCGTACCAGATTGACGCGACGATCTATGTTTACCCCGGCCCCGAATCTGAACCCATCAGGCAGGCGTCAGAGCAGAAGCTGCAGAGCTACATCAGCGCGCAGCACCGCCTCGGGCGTGATATCCGTCTGTCAGCCATTTATGCGGCGCTGCATGTTGAGGGGGTGCAGCGTGTCGAGCTGACATCACCGCAGGCCGACATAGTGCTGAGTAAGTCGCAGGCGTCGAACTGTACCGAGTACCAGATAACTATCGGGGGCTCGGATGAATGACCGGCTATTACCCGTTGGCTCGTCGCCGCTGGAGGTCGCCGCCGCCGCTGCGTTCTCTGAGATTCAGCGCGTGCCGGTACCGCTGCGCACCCTGTGGAACTGGCGCACCTGCCCGGTAAAGCTGCTGCCGTATCTGGCGTGGGCGCTGTCGGTCGACAGGTGGGATGAGAAATGGCCGGAGGCGACAAAGCGCAGCGTCTGCGCGGCCTCGTTTTTCGTCCATCAGCACAAAGGCACCATCAGCGCATTGCGTCGGGTCGTCGAGCCGCTCGGCTTTCTGATTGAGGTGCGCGAGTGGTGGCAACTCGACGAGGAGCCAGGCACATTCCGCCTCGTTGTTGGCGTCCTCGACAGCGGCATCACTGACGAAATGTATCAGGAGCTTGAGCGCCTGATTGAAGACGCCAAACCGGCAAGTCGCCACCTGACCGGGCTGGCTATCAGTCTGAGCTCGACCGGCGAACTGTATGTCGGCGCGGGATGCTATCACGGCGACGCGCTGACTGTTTACCCCTACACCCCCGAGGAGATTGTCGTCGGCGGTGAATATTACCCGGCCTCGGCCATCCATTTGATTGATAATCTGAGAGTGAACGCATGACCGCAAAATATTTTGCCATTCTGACCAATCAGGGCGCGGCGCGGCTGGCGAACGCGGCGGCACTCGGTACCAAACTCAACCTGACGCAGATGGCCGTCGGTGATGCGAATGGTACGTTGCCGACCCCTGACCCGGCGCAGACGAAGCTCATTAACCAGAAACGCATCGCGCCGCTGAACCTGCTGACCGTTGACCCGGCCAATACCAGTCAGATTATCGCGGAACAGATTATTCCCGAGAATGAAGGTGGTTTCTGGATCCGCGAGATTGGTCTCTATGACGATGATGGTATTCTGATTGCCGTGGCGAACTGTCCGGAGACCTACAAGCCACAACTGCAGGAGGGAAGCGGTCGCACGCAGACCATTCGCATGATTCTGATTGTGTCGAGCACATCGGCAATCACCCTGAAAATCGACCCGGCAGTCGTGCTGGCAACGCGCCAGTATGTCGACGACAAGATTATCGAGGTGAAAGGATATGCTGATGACCTGATGAAAAAACATGTTGAGGCCGCCAATCCACACAAGCAGTACCCGTTAATCGCTAATGCTCTGAAAGAAATGGTTGACGCGGGACTGGCCGGCGACGTTCTTAAAAACCTTGGTTTGGGAGAAGGTTCGGCATTACCCGTTGGTGTGCCTGTTCCGTGGCCTTCAGCCACTCCGCCAACAGGCTGGCTGAAATGCAATGGTGCGGCTTTTTCTGCTGAAGAATACCCGGAACTGGCAAAGGCTTACCCGACCAATAAATTGCCTGATTTACGTGGTGAGTTTATTCGTGGCTGGGATGATGAACGTGGTGTGGATAGTGGGCGAACTCTGCTTTCATCGCAAGAAGATGCTATTCGAAACATTACTGGCGGTTTTGGTCAGTTGCGCGTAAACAGCGAAATAAATGCAATTGTTGATGTTCAAAGTGTGAGTGGTGCTTTTTACGGAGGTACCTCAGTCCGGAATAACATCAACGTATCTATGACATACGCTAATGACCGAAAAATCCGACAAGATGTTCACTTCTCGGCGGCAAATGTTGTTCCAACAGCAAATGAAAATCGTCCACGTAACATCGCCTTTAATTATATTGTGAGGGCCGCATGATGAATAAAGCTGTATTAAATAGCGAACTCATCACCACAAAGGCGGGAGACATTACCGTTTACAATTATGATGGTGAGACACGAGAATATATTTCCACATCAACTGAATATCTTGCTGTGGGTGTCGGTATCCCGGCATGTTCCTGTTTAGATGCTCCTGGAACACATAAGGCTGGTTATGCAATCTGCCGTTCGGCAGATTTAAACTCATGGGAATATGTGCCAGACCATCGCGGTGAAGTTGTCTATAACACCGAAACGGGAGAATCAAAAGAAATCACAGCTCCGGGTAATTACCCTGAAAATACAACCACTATCGCCCCGTTAACGCCATACGATGAATGGGA